CGATGGGCGGCATTAGCCTGACACGCCTGGACGAAGGGCACAGCCTGCAGGACGACGACTGGCCCCGCATCACCAGCGCTGTCAGCACGCTCAACGGCGCCAAGATGTTCGTCAGCGACCAGGCCGGTATGAGCGTGGCGCGCATCCGCTCTGTCGCCCGGCAGGTTCAACGCGCCGAGGGGCTGAGCATCGTGGTGGTGGACTACATCGGCCTGATTGGCGCCGAGGGAGGCGGCCAGAACCGGACGCTCGAGCTCGGCAGGATCTCGACCGCGTTGAAGAACCTGGCCAAGGAACTCGAGGTGCCCGTGATCGTGCTGGCCCAGCTCAACCGCGGCTCCACCAATCGCCCGGACAAGCGCCCACGGCCCAGTGACCTGCGCGACTCTGGTCAGATCGAGGCCGACGCCGATGTGGTGATTCTGGTGCACCGCGACAACGATACCGAGCAGGGCCAGAACGGCGTTACCGAGCTGATCGTCGGCAAGTGCCGCCATGCCAAGGTCGGTTCTTGCCTGGTCCAGCAGCAGGGCCAGTACGTGCGGTTTGTGCCGTTCGAAGGCCCTATGCCAAGTGATGAAGAGGTTGAGATAAGCCGTAGTTATGCCAAAAAATTCAAAGGGGCGATGAGCTATGAGTAACGTGACTGTGGCCGCGCCACGCAAAAGCATGAGCCAGCTGGAACAGCGTTTCCTGCGAATAGCTGGTGAAGAGCTGGCGAAGGTAAAACTGGGCGGACCCACCGCTTTGGCCAATCTTCTCGACATCGTGGCCAGCTGTCACGCCAGCCGAGCGCATATCGGCTTCCATGACTTTGGCCGGCGCTGGCTGATCGAGGGCGGCGCGAGCAGTAGAGCAGCCGACCGGCTGCTGCGCGATCTATTTGGCTTGGGTGAGCCTGACCCACGGAGGGCAGCATGAATACTCGGAAGCCTGTACGTATGCCGCTCGGCGACACCGAGCACATGCTCGAGCAGTGGGGCCTGTGGCGCATGGATGGAATGGGAGTGCCGAGCTATGTTTCACCATCCTGGGCGATCATGCGGGACGTGATGGCATCCACATCGAAGTCCTACGCGATCACTGATGAGTTGGCAGAGCTGGTGGACGGAGCAGTGGCCAGGCTCTGCAAGCGCGCGCCTCAGATGGGCGACATGGTGTGGCTCTACTACGGCGCCAAGTGGCCAGCCAAGCGGGTGGGCACCAAGTACGACATCAGCGAGGCTAAGGCGAGAGAGATCATCAAGACCGGGGTAGGGTGGATCGATTGCTCGCTGGAGAAATTTCTACAGGCCGCGTAAAAAATAGTTGTACGCGCGGAATAACCCTGTTTTCATAGCACCGTGTTCAGCTTGCAACGCAGGCCAGCACGTCAGAAACCCCGGCCATCGTGTCGGGGTTTTTGCTTTCTGGCCGCAGATTCAAGGGCAGGACTGAATCACGCCAGCGTCGTTGAAATAGCAGTTTTTCCCTCGCTCTTTGCTGTACCTGAGGCCGGCCCCGACCGGCTCGCTCGCCCGATCACGAAGGGCATTATTGAGCTTTGTGCAGGATGGCGTTCCATTATTCGCCCGGAACGAAGATGCCTGCTCTGTATCGCATTTCTTCCGCAGATCGGCCGTTGCAGCTTGGGTCTGGGCCTCGTAATCGCTGTAGATCTTGCCCAGGCGATCACAGGTTGGCGTTCCGTTGTTCTCCCTGAACAGCGACGTCCGTTCCTTCTCACATTTCTGCTTCATCTCATCGAGCTGACCACCGTCGGCCATGGCAACCACCGGGGCTGCCAGGGCGATCAGGGCAGCAACCAGCAAGAACTTCTTCACAAGCATCACTCCTGTTGACTAAGGCTATCCGAGCGCAGAGCTGGTGCTGTGAATGGTAGTGCGCGATCCCGTTCAAGGAAAGCGATCTGCCGAAACCTTTGCGTCCAGCGCCGGGCTCTTGGGATCAACTGCAGGCCGGCCCTCAGGGCGCGCGCTCACGCGCAATACTGCCGCTTAGATCGATCCGGTAGAGCCAGTCGTTAGACGCAAGCTGCGATCGTGCCCAAATATCTGGGCGCGACTTTCCCCATGCAATAAAAGGAAATAGAAATTGGCTAAATACATCTCCGTGACCGCTACCAACGGCCAGAAAGCAATCATCGCGTGCAGCAGTGTCAGCAAGGTGATCGACAACACCTCGTACCGCACCATCTACCAGGGTTCGGACACCAACAACTACCAGGTGACAGACTCGCTCGCGGTGATCCTGGCCGCCGTCAACGCAGCCTCCTAAGGCCTCGACGTTGGTGAAAAGCCCGGCTCGCCCGGGCTTTTCTCAGTGGCACTAAGGAAAACGCCTGCTGGGACGTTTTCCTAGCGTCTCTGTTTGCAACGTAATTGCGATAGCGTTCAGGATCGCAACGAACCGGCGCTACGTTATTCTAGGGCCGACTCGGCTCCCGGCATCTGCACCCATTCCAAGGCTCGCCATATCGGCGGGCCTTTTTTGCAACTGGAGCACCGTAATGCAGAGCAACGACTACAAGCCGGGCGTCTCCGGTTGGAAGTTCGATAAGGGCGTGCTGTACATCAACAGCGCCACCATCCAGGTAGGAGCGCTGCCAGCTGAGCCTCAGTTGATCACCGTTGAAGCCAGTTCGTGGCCTGAAAGCGGGTTTCCTATTGGGGCCCTTGAACAGCTCAAGTTCATCCAAGGCGAGATCGAGACCATCCCAGAGCAATGGCGCGGTAGTGCAGAGGTTTAGACGCAAGATGAGTCGTTCGAACGCGACGGCTCCGATATCCGCACCACGCTGACTTACAAGCGACTGGAAACGGCTGCTGAGGCTGATGCGCGCCACGCCAAGATTGCCAAGGCAGGGAAGCGTATCGAGATTTCAGGCGGCGGATGGGAGCTGTACGACGAGCGCGGTGTATTGCGCGCTCGCTTCGGTCCTTCCTTGGATGATGAGAGCGCCGACCGCAGCCAATCGGATGAAGCCGCTGCCACCAACGCCGAGGCTATCCAAGCTGCTGACAAGCAGGGCGCAATGGGTGGTTACGCGGCGATCAACGCTGATTTGGGCTTGGGTGCACGGTATTCGTTAAGGATGTGGCTCAACGCTGGTGGCCGGTATGTAGTCTCGGGTATCGGCGCTGGGGTTGATGACGCTAAGCAGGGGGAAGCTAAAAACGTCCATGACAACCTGGCAAGGATGGCAGCGGTGATTTCGAATACCGAGCTTGCCAAAGCCCTTAGCGAGTGGAAGTCGTCGCGCGCTACAGATATCCGCGAGGTCATCGCCAGTGAGTTACGCCCAGGCGGCATGCTCTACCGGGCAATCCGGGGTCGATAACTCCCGTCTCTGGACGGTGATCGGTAGTCCATCGCTGACCCTGTGAACTATTCAGTCTTGCCACATCGGCGGCATTACACACTTACGGAGTAACGATGGACCCTACTGACCTCGGCCCAGGCACAGCTACATGGCTGGGCGGTACGGGCACGGTGCTCCTAGGCGGAGTCCTTTGGCTGCGCAAGTTCCTGGCCAAGGACGCAACCGAGCGGGCAATGGATAACGCCGATATCGGCACGGTCCGGCGCCTGAATGAACTGCTCGACTCCGAGCGCGCCGCCCGCAAGGAATCGGACGCCCGTGCCGATCAGTTCGCAAAAGAACGCAACGAACTTGCTGCCGCAGTTGGCCGTATGGAAGGGCGCATCGAAGCCCTGACGAGCCAGGTCGCCCAACTCACAGAAACTGTGACCAATCAAAGCGGCGAGATCGCACGCCTGAGGTCACAGCTTGGAGGCGTCAACTGATGGACAGATGTGCAATGGAATTCATCGCTCGACGCTGGTGGCGCCGGGTAGAGATTTGGGTGATCGCATTCCTGCTGGTCGCCGGCGGTTCAGTGCTTGGCTATCAGGCTGCGCAGTGGTCCATGTTCAGCTGGTACAACCAGCAGGTGGCCGACGTGCGCAAGGGCTACGACGAAGCGCTCTCACAGCGCGACATGCGCCTGAACAAGCTATCCGAAAACACCACCAAGGCTGCCGAGAAGGTGGACCGCGCTGCTGATAAGGCATCGAAGGCTGCCGACACCGCAGACAAGGCGGCCACCAAGGCCACGGAAGCGGTGGATCGGGCGAGCCAATAGCGCGCCACAAATTCAAACCTGCCATGTCGTGGCGCGGAGATAGACATGAAGCTGATTCTGAAACAGGTAGCACCGCAGATTGACGCCACCGCACTGGGTGATGCTTCGAGGCGCTACACGCCGGGCAAGCCGGCCAAGCACGCATTGTTCGCTCTGCACACGGATGCGGGGTGACATTCTCCCTGGCCAGCTAACTACCTCGATGGTGAGCGAGTCAGGCAATCAGGTTCGGTTGACAGTGGTGTTCACGGTGGACGGCGACACGGTTCGGGTCGAAGGCCATGGCCTGTAGTGGATGCGCCGCCCGGCGTGCCTGGGCATCGAAGTGGGCAAAGGTGGCATATGAACGAGCATCCCAAATCCTTGGAGTTGGCGCAGATAGCAGTAACGCCGGAGCAGATGCTGCTGATCCAGCACCACTGGCAGCTGTTCCAGCAGATGTTCCAGCAACAACTGCAGGAGCAGGCGAAGACCAACAGCCTGCTGGCATCGCTGATCGAGGCGCTGGCTGATGGGCAGAACGACGATGAAAGCGATGATGCTGAACCTTTGACCTATATGGATGGAACGCCCATCCAAGGCGGGCGCTGATGGCCAGGCTGACCACGCTCAAGTCAACGCTCCAGGCACAGCCATCGAGGCTGGTCACCATCAACACTGACTCATGGCGTGCAGGCAAGGAGACGTCGGCACAGCGTGGCTATGGGTACAAGTGGCAGAAGGCCCGGCTCTCTCATCTTGAGGCGCATCCGCTGTGTGCCTACTGCGAACGCGACGGCAGAGTCACTGCAGCCAGGGTCGTCGACCACCAGGTTCCGCATCGCGGTGACATGACGCTGTTCTGGGATCGCTCGAACTGGGTCTCGCTCTGCACTCCTTGCCACTCCTCTGTGAAGCAGCGGGAGGAGGCGGCAGCACGCAATGCCTGAGCGGCACGTCAATAGCGTGCCACTGAATAGCACCAAACTGGTGCGGCACGTCAATGGCGTGCTTCGAGGGGAGGGGTGGGTCGAGAGTTCGGGCCTTTTGAACGCCAGACCACCCACCCCCGCACGCGCAGATTTTTTCCCCTCACAGGATTTTTGTTAATGGCTTTAACACCCAAGAAACGCGCCTTCGTCGACGCGGTGAGGGGAGGTGCGTCCAATCGAGACGCGGCCATTGCGGCTGGATGCCCTGAAAAGACGGCCTCTGCGGCGGGATCGCGGTTCGCCAAAGACAAAGATGTTGTCGCGGAGCTGCACAAGCTCAACGCGCTATTCCCTGTTAACGGTGATGTTAAATCTGTTAACGCCGAAATGCCTCCCGGAGAACCGGATTCTGCTGAATCGGAGGATGGGCCGGCGGGGTTTGACCTGGGCCGGGCACTGACCCATCGAGATCCGAAAGACTTCCTCTTGGCGGTCATGAATGACCTGGGCTCCGAGGCAAAATTGCGGGTTGATGCCGCGAAGGCGCTGATGCCATTCGTGCACCAGCGCAAAGGCGAGGGTGGCAAGAAGGAGGAACGGCAGAAAGCTGCTGAGCAGGCCGCAAGCAAGTTCGGCCGACAATCTCCGCCAAAACTGGTCGCTCAGAACGGTAAGCAGGTGTAGCGATGGAATGGACAACCGCCTGCACCGACTGGGCCGAACGACTTGTTGCCCGGCGGTCGATCATTCCCCCGCCAATTTTCGTTGAGGAGGCTGAGCGGGCCTTACAGATTTTCAAGGAGCTCCGAGTTCCTGACCTACCCGGCAAGCCACGTATGGCCGATTGCTGCGACGAGTGGGTATTTGACTTCGTTCGGGTGATTTTTGGCGGTTACGACTCGGAGCTGGGAAAGCAGCTAATTCGCGAGTTCGG